TGCTGTTCGTTCAAGCTCAGAGACATTCTGTCCAGCAACCCGAAACTGCCGCTGCCGGTGCAACTCGACCTGCGGCTGGTCGAGGCCGACCGCGTCGGCACGCCCGACCTCAACGCCGCCGCGGCGAACGCGGTGGACGGGATCGTCTTCGACGCGGCGGGCAACCCGGTCGAGTACCACGTGCTCAAAGAGCACCCCGGCGAGACGAGCCGGCGCACCTTCCTCGACTACGACCGGGTGCCGGCCGCCTCCGTCATCCACTGGTTCCGGGCCGACCGCCCCGGCCAAGCCCGCGGCATCCCGGACATCACGCCGGCCCTGCCGCTGTTCGCCCAACTGCGACGGTTCACCCTGGCGGTGATCGCCGCTGCTGAGACGGCCGCCGACTTCGCCGGCATCCTCTACACCGACGCCCCGGCCAGCGGCGAGTCCGACGCCGCCGAGCCGTTCGAGCCCATTGAGCTGGAGCAGCGGGCGCTGGTCACCATGCCCGGCGGCTGGAAGATGAGCCAGCTGCAGGCCGAGCAGCCGGCCACGACTTACGCCGAGTTCAAGCGCGAGGTGCTCAACGAGATCGCGCGGTGCCTCAACATGCCGTTCAACGTCGCGGCGGGCAACAGCTCGGGCTACAACTACGCCTCCGGCCGGCTGGACCACCAGACCTACTTCAAGGCGATCCGCGTCGAGCAGGCGCACCTGGAGTGCGCCGTGCTGGACCGCATCCTCGCCGCCTGGTTCGACGAGGCGGCGCTGATCCCCGGTCTCCTGCCCGCCGGCCTGGGGCTGATCGCCGACTGGCCGCACCAGTGGTTCTGGGACGGCCACGAGCACGTCGATCCGACCAAGGAAGCCAGCGCCCAGGCGACACGGCTGGGCAACCACACGACGACGCTGGCCCACGAGTACGCCAAGCAGGGCCGGGACTGGGAAGAGGCCCTGCGCCAGCGGGCCAAGGAGCTGGCGCTGATGCAGGAGCTGGGGCTGACGACGGCACCCGCGCCGCCGACGCCGCCAGACGAAGAACCGCCGGACGACGAACAGGGGCCGGACGAAGAAGGGGAGCCCGCGGATGGCGACGAAGACGCTGAAGACGCCGAAGGTGATCCGCGCGAGCGCGAAGCGGCCGTCGCCTGACCGTCGGCTCAACCTGCTCGCGGAGGCGGTCACTTTGGAGGCGGCGCCCACCGAGGGCGATGCGCAGAAGCTGCGGCGCTTCACCATGACCGCCTACACCGGCGGGGCCATGCAGCTCGCCGGCTGGCGCTACCCGGTCGTCGTGGACCTGGCCGGCCTCGACGTGGGCCGGCAGCGCCGGCCGATCCTCCTTGACCACACTCGCGACGTGGACTTCGTACTGGGGCAGACCGACTCCGTCGCGGTCATGAACAACCAGCTCCTGGTCGCCGGCCAGGTGATGGGCGACTCGCCCAAGGCCCGGCAGGTGATCGCGCTCAACGACCGGGGCTTCGCCTGGCAGGCGTCCATCGGGGCGCGGGCCGAGCAGGTCGAGTTCGTGCCGGAAGGCAAGACGGCCCAGGCCAACGGCCGGGAGTTCGCCGGCCCGGTCAACATCGCCCGTCGGGCCACGCTGGGCGAGATCAGCTTCGTCGTGCTGGGGGCGGACGAGAACACCTCGGCGCAGATCGCCGCCAACGCAGACCAGGTAACGGAGACCAACCACATGGACTTCGCGCAGTGGCTCGAAGCGCAGGGCTTCGCCCTCGACACGCTCAGCGAGCAGCAAGCCAAGAGCCTCCAGGCCATGTACGACGCCCAAGCCGGCAAGAAGAACGCGCCCGAGGACCCGCCAAACCCCGCGACCGCCATCCGCGCCGAGGCGGCGGCCGAGGTCAAGCGGATCGCGGCCGTCCGCAAGGTCTGCAGCGGCAAGCACCCCGAGATCGAGGCCAAGGCCATCGAGGAGGGCTGGGACGCGACCCGCGCCGAGCTGGAGGTCCTCCGCGCCTCCCGGCCGCAGGGCCCCACGATCCAGGCCGGGGGCCAGCCCGTCACCGCCGCGGCCATCGAGGCGGCCCTATGCCTGTCGGTGCGGATGCCCGAGGCCAAGGTCCTGGCCTGGTACGGCCCGCAGACCGTCGAGGCGGCCCAGTCGCGCGACCTGCGCGGCATGGGCCTGCACGAGCTGTTCTACCACGTCATCCACGCCGCTGGCGGCCACGCCCGTCCCGGCCGCATGACCGACGACACGATCCGCACCGCCTTCGAGGCCGACCGCGCCCTCCGCGCCGCCGCCGGCGGGTTCTCGACCATCAGCCTGTCGGGCATCCTCTCCAACGTCGCCAACAAGGCGCTCCTGGAGGCCTACAGCGCTGTCGAGGGCGTGGCCGTCCGCATCTGCGCCCAGGCCGACGTGAACGACTTCAAGCAGGTGACGCGCTACCGCCTGACCGGCCAGGGCACCTTCGAGAAGGTTGGCCCCGACGGCGAACTGAAGCACACCCAGCTCACCGAGGAATCGTACTCGAACCGGGCCGACACCTACGGCCTGATGCTGTCCATCGACCGCCGGGACGTGATCAACGACGACCTCGGGGCGTTCCTGCAGATCCCGCGCATCCTCGGCCGGCAGTCGGCCCTGGCCGTCGAGTCGGCCGTGTTCACGCTCTTGCTGTCGAACCCGGGCGGCTTCTTCAGCGCGGCCAACAAGAACTTCTTCTCCGGGGCCAGCTCGGCGCTGCAGATCAGCGCGCTGACGACCGCCGAGCAGCTGTTCCTGGACCAGACCGACAAGGACGGCAAGCCGATCCTGATCGCGCCGGCCATCCTGCTGGTGCCGACCTCGCTGAAGGTCACGGCCCAGCAGCTGATGACCGAGACGCGGGTCAACGAGACGACCACGGCCGACAAGCCCAGGCCGGCCAACAACCCGCACGCCGGCAAGTGGGAGCCGCTGGCCTCGCCGTACCTGAACGCGCAGGGAATCGCCGGCGGCAGCGCGACCGCCTGGTATCTGTTCGCCGACCCGGCCGACGTGGCGGCCATCGAGACCGCGTACCTGCGCAGCATGCGGACGCCCACGGTCGAGTCGGGCGAGACGGACTTCGACACGCTGGGGATGAAGTGGCGCGGCTATTTCGACTTCGGCGTGGCGATGCAGGACTTCCGGGCCGCGGTCAAGAGCGCCGGCGCGTAAGGGGCCGACACCAACGACAGGAGACTGACTTATGCCTCAAGCAACCTTCGTCCACGAAGGGGCCTCCATCGACTTCACGCCGGCCGCCGACGTGGCCGCCGGCGACGTGGTCGTGCAGGGCGACCTGGTGGGCGTCGCCAAGCTCGACATCAAGGCCAACAAGCTCGGGGCGCTGGCCGTCGAGGGCGTCTTCGACTTCGCCAAGGCGACCGGGGCCGGCACGGCCATCGCCGTCGGGGCGCTGGTCTACTGGAACGACGCCGCCAACCAGGCGACCACCACGGCCACGGGCAACAAGCAGATCGGCAAGTCGGTGCGGGCCGCCGGCGACAACGACACGACCATCCGCGTGAAGCTCAGCCAGTGAGGACGCCGTGCCCGACCTGTTGCAGACCGGCTCCGACTGGCTGGCCGACCAGCTCAAGACGCACGCCTCGCGGCCGTTGGTTTACCGCCGCGGCACGCAGCAGGTCACGGTGCAGGCCACGGTCGGTCGGACGTTGCTCAAGCTCGACGACGGCTACGGCGGCGTGCGCATGGAGTGGACCGACCGCGATTTCCTGATCCACGCGGCCGACCTCGTTCTCGGTGGCACGCCGACATTGCCCGAGCGAGGCGATGTCATCCGCGAGACGCAGGGGGCCAAGACCTTCATCTACGAGGTCATGGCACCCGGCAAAGAACCGCCCTGGCGCTGGTCGGACGTGTTTCGCAAGGTCCTGCGGATTCACACCAAGCAAGTGGGAGTTGAGTGATGCTCGAACTGTTGCGACAGCTGCTCGGTTTGTTCGGCCAGGAACAGGGGCGATTCCGCGAAGTCATCCCCATCCTCCGCGCGATCATTCACAGCGAGGCGCTGACCGAAGCCGTTCGCGCCAGCAAGTCGCCGGTGGACG